ATCTTGTGTACACTCTTGTGTATAGGATGATTGATATTGAAATTAAGACAGGGTGCATTTATGTATGTTTTGTAAATGCAGTCATTATTATCCATATACCCAATCTCACTCTCACCTGTTTCAGGATGAATGAGAAAGAATATATGCTTGTTCTTTTCATTTATGAAATGCGTACCTATTAGAATAAATCCATCAGGGAAATTGACACAAAGCTCATTAGCAGGTTCATTCTGATAATTAACACCATTAGCATCGAAATTCTCAACCGCTGCATTAAGGGCATAAGTGAGCTGTCCCTTCTTAACCTGATTAAGGGTTTGGTCCATATTAAGACCAGAAACAGCAGCGTTATTTTCCTGCCTTATGTTTGATTGTTGTTCGTCAGCCATTGTTAGTTATTTCTACGCCAATTTCTAGATATTCTATTAGGAAGCTCATACATATTAAACCTGTTAAGGTCTTGTTTGATTCTTCTCTGTTTAGCCCAAACATCTTGCTTCTTAATCTCAATATCAGCCATGATGAATGCTTCTTCAGAGAGCTGCTTGTAATATCCAAGCTTCTTCTGAAGTTGGTCAAAGGTTTCATCATTTATCTGATTAGCAAGTGTTTCAAACACTTTGTATTTGATGAATGCTTCAATATATTCTCTTATACGGAAGTTGTCAGGAACCATTTGATTACCACTTCCATCAAACTCATAGGCATAGAAAATAAGATGTACAATTCCATTTCTGAAATTGGTTACAAACTTATTGTCTCTAATGTCAAAGCTATCATATCCTGCACTTCCGGGAGTGAATTCATGTAATAGAGGATTTGTAGCTGTGAATCTCCATGCATCTGTATAATCCACTTCACATTTATTCCTTGCAGAAATGTTTCCCGGTTTGAGCAAATATGATTTTTTATAGGATCTTGTCATCTGATGATTGGTCTTATACACAGCCTGAATTAAATCAGGCATACATGTACAATTATCAGGAGGACAATTAGATGTGCAAGGAACGCCATTAGAAATAACAGGACTCACCTGAATGGTGTTCTCTGTTGCTGCTTGAGAATAGAATGAGTTAGCTGTCTGATAGGGATATTGAGGAATCTCTGTACACATCCATGCTTCTCTTACAGCATAGAAGTTATCAGGAAGTCTTGCCTCAAAGTCTTGAATCTCAAGAGGTGTTTCAGAGATGACATAAGTGGTTCTTCCCAACTTTCTCAGACATTTGTCAAGATAGGTGGGGAACATTAAATCATCAACAGCTCCTGTGTCAAAGTAGCTTTTAAGCTCTTCCTTGACAGTGGAATACACCATCTCAGGACTGATGAAATCATATTTAAAATAGTATGACATGTTTTAGATTTTCCAAGTGCGATAAATGTGTTGGTATTTATCGTTGGTTTGGATGTAATGAGCTAAGAGTCTTGATGTCACTCTTGTAGGCTTGAAATACCAAAGGTCACTATGCTTGAATCTGGTTGATTCTTTAAACCACACCCAACCAAAGAAATAGCCCTCTGTATGATAGTTGAAGTTGTAAATGATCTTCCCTTTCTCTTTGGTCTTTTTCCAATCAACAGCAAGATTGATGAATTCGTCATTAGGACCTTTCATCTTTCTTCTCTTCTTTTTGTTGATGGTAAACTCTCCAAGTCCGTAGGGAAGCTTTGCTCTTTCTCCAGTTTCAAGTATGTAGTTTCTGAAACTGTCGTTAAATGAGTAGAGAATGTTTCTCCACTCGTCAAATGTAAGAGATATAGAAGGATGTTTCTTACAAAAGTCGTTATAGTTCTCTCTGCTTGCTGTTCTAAATTCTATTGCTCTCCTCGGCATAATCAACTTCCATTAGGTGCATTTGCAGCCTGACCATCTAGATTATTTTGTGTCATATCTTCCTTCACTCTGAAGTATGTGTTGAGAAGCTTCTGTGATACAAGCTCCAACACCTGCTTCTCCAAATATCCCGGACATGCATATTCTTTGTCAAGAGGGTTTTTACACTTCTCTGTAACATCAACATTTTGAGAGCAGCTGCAATTCTCAGGATAGAGAATTTCATTGGGTACATCCTGCTCAAAGTATGCAGCAATCCTTATAGCTCTTAGCAGAGGATTAGTTACATACAAATACCCATTCATTATCCAGTAATAGGTTTCGTTCTTGATTACAGGAAGTTTAAGGAGATTGACATATCTATTCACTGTAATCTCCTTGAGTTTCTTTCCTGTTCCACCCATTGCATTAATTGAATAAACTCCCTGAATTAGATATTGGTAATTACCTTCTGCTATTCTAGGGAGTTTGAATTTTGTTCTTGCAATTCTACATTCATCTACATACTCACAGCATTCAGAAATAGGCACTTCTTCAAGCTCTAAACAAGGAATAGTGGTGAAGATGGTGGACGTAGCCCAAAGCTTTCTCAGATTGGTTTCCCTCTTGACAAGCAAGAGAGTGCTGTTCTTAATCTCAGAAGCAATAGTTCTGTCTGTGATTAAGCTATCAGTAGAGAGAAGCTTGTGCATGCTTCTCACATCACTTACCAATTTTCTGAGCGTAGCCATTATAAATACTGTTTGTATATGTTTGTCATTCCATCTATTTCATCAATAAGGAATGCTGTCACTTCACCTTTCACACATGTATATCCTTTTCTGCTGTCCCAACTGCTCTTTGCATTTGAGAATGCAGGAATTTGATAAAACTTAATACCGTTAATTGACTGTGTAACCTCATGATGTCTGTCTCCTGTGAATACATAGAAATATTCATGGTCTGACCATTCATCTTTATATTCCATTGGAAACACTGTTGCCAATGTTTGAGCTTTCATTACATCTCCATGATTGAACATCATTGCTGTATTTCCATAGCTTACATACTTTCTGTAAGCAGGAGATGTATCAAACATCACTCTTGGCTCATCTCTGTAATATGCCTCAAGCCAACTTATCAAATGCCATCCTACATATTCATCATGGTTTCCGGGGATATAAATCACATCCACCATTTGAGACATTTCTAACAGCTTGTCAATCATCCATGTTTCATGATGACATATCAATTCAAATGATTGATGATATGTCAGAATGTTATCTTGAGGAGTACCTTTAGTAGTGGTGTTTGTAAACTCACTATTAAACTCGTCAGATCCTATGATGTAAATAGACTTTGCTAAATATCCTGCAATTGCAGCTTGGTTAATAATTGTGGTAAGTTTTAAATCCACTCTCCTAAATCTATCAGCAATTGAATTGTCGCCATCTACGTCAAACTTATTGTAATGAGCATCTTGTTTGTTGATTACAAGACATACATCATTTTCAAAGAATTCTCTTCTAATAGGAGCTTGTACAGAAGGTTTGTTAGGAGTGTAATTCTTGAGAAAGTCGATGAATGATTCTTGGTAAATGTTTTCTTCTGTTTTCTTTGTCAACCAAGCTTTCACTTGCCAATGAGGACTGCTGCTGTTTCCCCAGTAGTTCTGAACATATTTAGCAATCTCCCATTTAGAAGTGTCTATTTTACATTTCTCAATCAGCTCATCAAGTGTTCTGATTTCATTATTGCATTTGAGAACCACTTCTCCTGTACCTTTCTTCAAGTCTTCTTCAAACTTCAGAATGACATCTTCAAGTTCTCCTACATATGCAGCAACTTCTGCGTCTTTTCTTATGTCTTCGCTTTCTTGTAATTGCTTCATTAGTCTTTTAATCTCCTTCTCAGAGATGCCGAGTTTATCAGCATAAAATGATTTTGACTTCTTCCAGCCCATCATTTTTCTGAGACTTTCTAAAAGATGTTGATTATCAGACATTTAGAAGTTTTTAAAAAATAAAATTGGCGTGAAGATATAAAACGTTTTCCATATAACCAAATTAATTTAACTAACTTTATTATATACTATAATCTACATAATTAAAAACCCCCAGTATAGAAATACCGGGGGAAAACTTTTACAAAACCAACAAAAGTAAAAGCTTTTTCATATTGTGTTTAAGGGATGTACATAATGTAGTAAGCACCCATCATTGGTTGATTATTACTGTGAGGCTGTCCTCCTCCTGTGTCAGAAATAGTGTGAGTGTGTGTAGGGTCAGTAAGAGTGACAGTAAGACCACTGGGATTGGTAAATGCAGTGCCTAGTCCTTGTGTAGAGTTGAATGTAGGATATACAGGTGAACCATTAGGAGCTTCTGATTGAGAAGATGTACCAGTGATTGTTCTTGTAATCCCTGTAGCAGAATTTGCAGCACTATGATTGTGAGCAGGAATTTGAGCAGTGGTGAGACTGATGGAATTGGTTCCTTGCTTTGTTCCTAAAGAATAACTAGGATTAAATGCAGAAGGAATAACATTAGTGTCCATTGTGGGACCACCCATTGTACCATCAGTTGTACCCACTGTAGACCTACCACGAAGATCAGGAGTGAAGTTCAATCCATTACACAAGTAGATTTTTTCCCAATATCCTATACCTGCACCTGTGAGACTAAGAGCATCTCCTGTAGCAGGATAGTTGCTCAATTGTCCAAAATAAGGCATTGCTACATAAGGAACCATTTTGGTGTAAGCCTTGTTAGCAGGAGCAAGTGTTGCAAGATAGGCAGCAATGTAGGAATTAATGTCAGCTATCTTTACATAATTAGTGTTTACATTGAGAATCAGTGCTGTAAGACCTGTGTCAAGAGAACAAAGCTTTGTAATAATAGCTTGTACAATCTGATGGGTATCAGAAGATGCAGTGACACCTGTAAGACATCCAATTGTATAATCAGCATTAAGAGCTGTAATGTCAGCCTTAATAGCTGTCACTTGTGTCTGAAGGTCACAAATAGCCTTAATCAGTGTAATGATGAGTTCATCAAGCTGATAACTAGGACATGTAGGAAGATGTTTCTTAATAAGATCACATATTACACTCTGTGGTACATCAATTACAATTCCAGTGCCATCAAGTGTAGAAATAATAAACTTTGCCAATTGCTCTTCTACATGCAGAAGAGTGTCTCCATATGATATACCAAGTGCAGGAATATCTGCTCCTGTGTATTTCACACATTTGTCAGATGTTATCTCTGCACAGCCATTGAAGCAGTTTGAGCAGGACATTTTACGATTATTTATGAATTAACAATTTCACCTTGCTTGCAATCTGTTTTACTGTGAAACAAGATGCATAGTCAGGATTACAATACTTAAAAAGAAGGATGCGCTTGTAATTAAGCAAATCTTTAATAATGTCTCCCTTAATTGTCTTGTTTAGAGAGAATACGATATTGTTGAATTCTCGTTGAGCAAGCTCTCTGAGTTTACAGTCAATATCATTGAGAAGTGCAGGAATACTAGCACACTCAACACAATTTGTAAGCCTTGGAGATAACATTTTTTATCCTGTTTGTTGTTTGTTTTATAGCAGCATTACAAGCAGAGCATAGTCCATTTATAAGCTGACATCCACATCCTACACTAATGCCACATTTAGAACAACGTGCCATAATTAACAATTGTAATATGCAGTGATTGTATAATTGTTTCCTGTACATCCACATCCATCAGAAGAGAAGTTTCTTAACATTCTTGCTGCCTGATCATACAACGTATTTGCTGTATCCACTGCACAGTTATTAGCTGCTGCAATGGATCCTTGGATGAAATAGTATATGCTGTCCAATGCAACCTTTTGTTGCTTCTTGATAGCCAAATCACATTCCATCATGTCAAGCTTCATAAAAGCATTGTCAAATTTCTCCTGCAACTGATCCACTCTCATTATTGTCTTTGTAACAGATTCTGTAGATGTATTGTACGTTAGGGTGTATACACCATCAGGAATAGGTAAAGTGTCTACACCTACAGCTGTTAGTTCAAGATTTGTAGAATTAAAGAGATTGATCTGATTAGGAGAGAATACAATAGTGACAGGGTTGAATCCCGGAACTGTAATATCTATCTCTGGACTAACAGGAGGAACAGAATATACAGAAGCATCCACCACAGCCATTGTGTATGTACTATATGTAGGAACCACTAATATATCTAAGCTCATGTTATTCAATTAAAAAAGCCAGAGGATTTGAGAAGTCCTCTCTTACCCTCTGGCTTAGGTTAATGTTATGACTGTCTTACGGAATAAGCGTAGAAGTCGTTGAAGTAGTGGGCCATACAGTAGTCGTGGTAGACGTAGTGGTGAGACAAGCGTTGTCAGCATCTACAGTACCAAGAGCTGCTTCAAGAACTGCTTCAATACCTGCGGTGAGAGCAGTGGGAGTAGCAATGATCACCATGCTATCTTCCTGAATGTAATCACCCCACTGATAAGCAGACCTGTCGTAGTCATTGAACTTGATGTAGAAAGTGTCATAAGTAACACCGTCACTCACCCAAGATTCAAAGTTAGCATTGTAACCTGCCATCCTGTAGAGATGCTTCAGATAACCTGCCTGATAGCTGTAGTAGTTCTTCTCAAGCTGACGAATTTCATCAGGAGTACCTGCAACATAAGAAGCACGTTGGGTAACTTGAGCATTAGCTACAATATCACAAGCATCAGCTACGATGAAGTCAGCAGTGGTAGCCGGGCCTTTGTAAACAAAGGTGCGGAAATACATGCGGTCATACTCGTAGGGGAAAGCAGCAACATCGCAAGGCTGACCATACTTAGTAAGCGGTTTACCAGAGATGCGAAGAATAGCACTTGCATTGTTACCAATTCTTTGAAACTGAT